GTTTACCCCCTTGATCTTGTAGCGCTGCTCCTTCAACCTGTCCACAATCCCCGCCCCCAACCCCCCCTCATCAATCACCACCAGCGCAGGCTTGTACTCATCAATCGCGTCAATCACATACCCCACCACCGTCATCGTGTCATCCCCCCGATACCTCGTAATGTTCACAATGTCCCGCCCCTGCCTCACCGCTATCACCGTTGCATCAGCCCCAAACCGCGCCGGGTCCACACCAATAATGATCGGCGCACTCAAGTCCTTGTACTTCTCCCTCTTCATCGCCTCGTCCACAATCAAACTTGATATGAACTGATCGTCCCCCGCACTCGGAAACATCCCATAAACCTCTACGTGCGCCTGGCTACTATCCGGCCCATACTCCTGAATGATCCGCTCGTAGACTTGTTTGTCCGTCCCCTCCACCGTCCGGGCGTCCACCACCCTAGTCTGCCAAAACGCCCGCTTGGAGTTGAACGCTTCGTAGAAGTACCCCGTGTTGCGGCGCGGATTGCTAAACGCTAACCAAAACCGATTCGGCGTGTTCTCCGTAAAAAACCCACCCGTTACCGCCCAGATGGCGTCGTCAATGCCGCTTGCCTCATCGAAGATGACCAGCACCCCGTCGTAGTTATGCACGCCAGCAAAAGCGTCCGGGTTCTCCGCTGACCACAGCCGCCCCTCGACGCCCCAGTACCTGGTGCCCTTCTTCAAGTCCCGCTCGACCAGTTCAGTCAGCCACTTGGCGGGCATGACGCGGGTGGCTGAGACTTCAAACCAGTGCGAGTTCAGTGACATTGCCAGCCACTTGGTAATCTCAGCCCAGGTGATTGAGCGCAGTTGCGACTCCGAGTTTGCCGAGATGACGGTCGTCGAGCCAATGCGGGTTGACAACATCCAGATTGTGATCCAGCTGACCAGCGCCGACTTGCCGATACCGCGCCCGGATGAAATGGCGGCTTGCATTACTGCGTAGTCGATTTGGCCTTTGTTCTGCTCGATATGCGTGGCAATATCTTGCAGCACCTCGCGCTGCCATTTGCGCGGCCCCTTGAAGTTTTCCAGCGGCGTACCCTTGACGCCCCACGGGAATACCAGCGCTACAAAGTTAAGCGGGCTGTCCTTGATGCGCGGAGCCCACAGCCGCGACATCAAACCTTGTTCGTCTTCAGCGCTGTATTTGGTGGACTGCATCAATTACTTCTATGACCCGCAGTTCAGCGTCAGCCAATGCCTGCGTGATGGATATGCGCTGGTCGATGTCCACCGAGATGGACTGCTTGGCGACCCAACCGTGCTGGTGCTTGAGTATCTCAAGCGCTGCCTTGGCATCGCCCGCTCGAGCGGCGTTGTGCAGGAGGTCGGCCATTTCGCGCTCCCCATCGGCCTTGCCCTTGATTGCGGCCATCTCCGCTAGAGAGTCAAACTGGCACAGGTGCCGGTACTCTTCTGGCCGCATCCCTGACGCCAGCGCCAACGTGTCGCCTTTGAGGCCCAGCTTGGCCGCGTCGTATATCGCTTGTAAGCGCGACTCTGTAGCTTTGACATGCCGGATTGTGAGAGGCATCGACTTGAACATTTGTTCTCCTGCGCCGAGGAGGCGTGTGCGGTGAGTTTATATTAAAAAAAAATTTGTTTGCGAACGCTCCGTAGCCGCTGGCCCTTCCGGCCTGGCCCTGGGTGGGGGCCTGGTCAACGCCAGCAGGCCAGCAGGCCAGCAGGCCAGCAGGCCAGCAGGCCAGCAGGCCAGCAGGCCAGCAGGCCAGCAGGCAGGCAGGCAGGCAGGCAGGCAGGCCAGCAGGCGCAGCATGTCGGCAGTGTCGGCATAGCCTACGCGAGTCGGATGCCTGCATCAATGTCGGCAGTGTCGGCATAGCCTACGCGAGTCGCATACTGCCGTTAGATGTCGGCATGTCGGCTATGCCGACATGAGTCGGATGCGTCCGTTAACCTTGTCTGCGCGGAGCTAGTCTGCGCGGGGGCCATTTGTCGGCTATGTCGGCTATGCCGACAGCAGTCAATTGCAATACCCATATACGTTATAACATATGTTATTACATATCTATTTTTTTTCAACTATCCAAAATACACTACCAACATGGCCAACATATAGCGGTCGCCATTGGAGAACCGCATCAAACCCGCATGACCAAACCAACCGCCGACAGCGGCACCAACAAAACAGCCGACAGCGAACGCGATAAGTCCAGAATGGGCGCATTCTGGTCAATGACGGTCAAATTGTCGTCAATGTTGGTCAAATTGTCGGCAGTCCAAACAGCATAAAAAGCCGACAAAACTGTCGCATATGTGACAATAGCCTATTGCAAAGCGTAAGTAAAAACCTTACGCTCGGAGCGCGCGCAATCGCAGAGCAAAACCATTAACTAAACGAAAGCAAACATGAAAACCACCTACTCAGTAGTTACCCGCGACGTCGACGGAACGACGCTCCGCAAATACCGCACACTCGCGGGCGCTGTTGCGCGTTTCGAGTCGATGTATGGTCATCCTATCGTTACCGCGATAGAGGAACAGTATTTCAACGTTTCGCCGATTCCCGCGTTGGAAACGCTTAACCGCGTGCGCGCTGTTAGTGATTACGGTTGCACCGTTTACCTGCACATCATTCGCCCCTCAACCAACTAAGGCAAAACCATGTACCACATAACCATTCTCGCCACATACATGTACCGCAGACAAGAACAACAAATGAATGCTATCGATGCGTGCTGCGATACCGCTATCACTTTCGGCATTCCGGTTAAATCGCTTGCGCGTTTTTTGCGCCGCATAGGCGTCGACGCCAATCGTTTAGCGCTAATTGCCTGATTCCCCTATACGCCGATTCCAGCGAGTCGGCGTATGGTGTCAATCCGACACATACTAAAGTACAGGCAAAACATGGCAAAAATTCTAGGCTACATCGCGTATGAGGGTCCATCGGAAATCGATGGCAAGCCGATTGTTGTCATCATCAATAAGATCGACAATGGCAGCAAGAACGGCAAGACCGGCGCAATCGTCCAGAGCTTCATCATTAGGTCGGACATGAATCCGGTGCAAGCTCTGCAAACCGGCGCAGACGAATCCGTATGTGGACAATGCGAGCATAGGCCTAAGCTTGCCAAGAAAACCGGCCGGCCGCCATGTTACGTACAGGTAGCAAAGAGTGTGCTATCGGTCTATAACGCCTATCGACGCGGCCGCTATGTCCGGGCCAGTCTTGAGACGATAGCCCTTGCATTGGCAGGTAAATCCCTTCGCATTGGCACCTATGGTGATCCGGCGGCCGCACCCGTCGCGACATGGCAACGTGTGAGCCGTTACGTATTTGCCCGTGCGGGTTACTCGCATCAATGGCAAACGTTAGGGTTTGATCATGCTGCATGGGCGCCACTGGTAATGGCCTCGGCCGATACCATCGATCAAGCTGCCCTAGCTAATCTGTACGGTATGCGGGTTTTCAGGGTATCCACCGGCGTAGACAAGCAGCATGGCGAAGTCACATGCCCAGCGTCTGCCGAAGGTGGGCGCAAGGCTACATGCAAAACTTGCATGCTGTGTGGTGGCACCAGCAAGCTAGCGCGTGACGTTGTCATCGCCGATCATGCTGCGGGCCATGCTCGGCGCGTCATCATGATGGTGGCAGCATGACAAAAATCCTATCCCTTATCGGCGCGGTATTTATCGCAACCCTTTTCGCGTTGCCGTTCATCATTTATTTTTGGAGAATGACACCATGAAAATCTACACCGCCCAGCGCGACGCGCATAACAACTGGGTTGTGTGCAGGGGAACCGATCAACGGCGCGGCTACACCATCATTTTTACCGGCAGCTACGATGACTGTTGGTGTTACAAACTCGGATTGCGGCCATGAAAAATCAAGACGACGATAGCCCCGACAGCTTCGACGACACCTTCGACCCTAATCCAGAACCAGAAACATGCTCTGCTTGCTCCGGCTCCGGGGAGGGTAGGTACGATGGCACCAGGTGCCAGTACTGCAACGGACGGGGCGAACTATGATTGTCCTAGCCCTACTGATAGCTAGTCTACTGGCGGTCATATTTAACCTGTAACTTAAACCCAGCCCACCTAGTCAGTGGGCTTTTTAACGTCCAAAATTTGCCGTTTGGCATCCTCAAACCCGCGGCCCACAATCACCCGGTGGCCGATACCCTCTAAATAGTCTATCCAGTCTCTTTGCACTGGCGACACCACACCACCCGATTCGCGTTTCATTTCCACCCATAGAAGCCACGCAGGAACGAATAAATCCGGTACGCCAGCTTGCACACCTTCAGCTTTCAACGATGCCCCCTGAGCCATGCTACGCCCCCCGCCATTGGGTATTGCAAAGATCCGGACATTGGGCCACTGGCGCCGGAACCAACTAACCAGGCGCACTTGCTGGAGGTGTTCGGACTCCATACTAAAAAGGAATTTCTTCTATCCACAACGCACAACCCCCCGGTTCCGATGCAAATTCTGCCGGTGGCTCGGCATTGAATTCCGCGCACATCCCACGTTCAGTGTAGTGGTCGCAGGTATGGCATACGCGAGGCGGCTCGGCCCTGAGTGTGGCGCGGTAGTGCGTGACGATAGCGGGTTCCGGGTGTCTGCTCATGGTGTCCAGCTCCTGTTGATGATGGTGAAAAACTTACCTTCGCGGCGAAACTCGATTAGTGATGGCGGCTTGCCCCCGGTGAGCTCCTGCGCCATCTCATGCAGGTCGGCCATGCCATAGTCCAATGCCACGCCCGATTTATGAGCAATGTCGGCAAGTAGCCTACGCGATTTTTCCCCGGCGTACCCGTCATGGGTTACGGCCAGGTATTCGGTTACCGGGATATCGGACAACCCCCCGTAGTACGTCAGGGAGAGCATTTCCCGGCCACTGGCGCGGCTGATATGTTTACGCCAGGTCCAAGCGCTCACATCCATGTCAATGCCCTCCACGCCCATAATGTCTAGGTTGCTCAGTTTCAGCGGTGGGCGCTCCGGCTCCGGGAACGGTTCACCGCAGGCCGGACAAACCCGGACACTCAGGGCGCATATCTCCTGGCAGTTGTCGCAGACCTTAACCGGCGCTTCGCCTACCTTGTCACCCTTTTTCGGTGGCGCTCGAACGGCGGTGATTGGCCCATGCTGCTCGACCACACCCGCAAAATCCAACACCAGACAATCAACTTTACCCGGTGCGATCCGCAGGCCACGCCCGGCCATTTGCACGTACAGGCCGGGTGACATCGTAGGGCGCAGCATAGCCACCAGATCAATGCCTGGCGCGTCAAACCCGGTGGTGAGTACATTTGCATTGGTAAGCGCCCGGATCTTGCCTGCCTTAAATTCAACCAACATACGGTCGCGATCGGCGCTCGGTGTTTCGCCAGTCACGCACTCGGCCACAATCCCTTGCGACACCATCGCATCCTTGACATGGTTCGCATGGGCCACACCAGCACAAAACACTAACCACGATTGGCGCTCAGCCCCCAGCTTGATGATTTCGGCCACGACCTTGGAATTCTTGTCGTCGGTGTCCACCGCAGCTTGCAGTTCCGACTCAATGTATTCCCCGCCACGCTTATGCACACCGTCAACTTCCAACTTGGTGGTGGTCAGCTTGCTCCGCAAGTTGCACAAAAAGCCCTTGAAGATCAGTTCCTCGATGCTTACAGGCTCGATCAGCGCATCAAAGATAGCAGGTTTGTCGGTAATGTAGCCATGCCCGAGGCGGTACGGACTGGCGGTCAACCCGATTACCCGCAGGTTCAAGTTAATGACCCGCAGGTCATTAAGCAATGTCCGGTAGCCCCCCTCGTCCTTGTGGCTCACCAGGTGGCATTCATCAATGATCACTAAGTCAACATGCCCGATCTGCTTTGCCTTGCTCCGCACTGACTGGATGCCTGCAAACGTGATGGGCTCCCCCAGTTCCTTCCGGCCAAGCCCGGCGCTGTAAATT